ATACGTCTACAACAATTTTTTCATATAACAAAATAAATCTACTAATAAATTTTGGTATGAATAATAACGATCTGCACCCTACTATATTAAACATAGGGTTACCCCATTATATTAAACATACCCCATAATATTAAACAAAAAAAGGGAGACAAAATTAATTGACCCCCTTCATATTAAACATTTTATTTTTACACATTTAATCTGTACTCTCTTAAAGAACTACATACTGTTTGTGTAATTTACCTTATCACATAAACTCCAGAGTTTACTCCTTGTACTAAATACATCATACCATAACGGATTGCATCCAAAAAATGATTAAATTTATCTATTGGTGCTTCACCCTTATCTTTCCATACATAGTTGTTTAGCTCTCTTATTATTCCGTGAGAACCCCTATCTACTATTATCTCATAATCCTGCATCAAAGCAATACCTGATAATATACTACCTTTCTTCTTGATCGTAGGCTTTATGTTAAGACCCAATGTTTTTAGTTCTGAGATCAAACGTGGTTCACTATTATCACAGATAATCAAATCCATACCACACTCATTCTTATTCCTTGTAGCTACCTCAGAGGTGTTTAAATGTGCTTTTCCGTAGATTTCCTTAACCCAAACCTTTCTTGCGTGTTTATCTATAGAAATCTTCACAAGTGTCGTTAAATCGGCTGAAAATCCAAAATCTTGACCATAGCAAGTAAGTTCCGTAGGAATAAAGTCTCCAACTCTCCATTTTCTTATAATAGTACCTTCTGCTTTCTCAAGCCAACCTCCTAATATTTGGTGTTGATACTTATCTGGTCTCTTACGTTTCATTTCATATATTCTACCTAAGAATGATTCAGATAAATTCTTCTTATTATCTTTGTAAGTTGTATGAACATAAGTAACGTCTCCTTTAACCATATTAGATGCTGCCAATACGTTTTCGTTCTGAAAGAACCTCTGATATATCCAATGCTCTTTAGTTGTTGGATTCAGTATAAGAATAACTCTGTTCTGTTTAGTTTGTGAACGTATAGAGAAATCAATCTTATCAAAAACACTTTCATCTACAAGTTCCTCTGCTTCATCAACTACAAATGTAGTTATACCATTCAAAGACTTTAAAGCAGCAGTTTGATTACCAGATGATGTTCTAATACCCTTAAATATGATAGAACTACCTGTTTTAAGGTTCATAATCTCATCTTTAGTTATCCTAAAGTCTTCGTGAACACCCATTAGGTTAATTTTCTCAATAAACTCAGGTATAATAGATGTATGTGCTGAAATCATCGTATAACGAGAGAATAATATCTTATGTCCTACCTCATAAGTAAGATTTAGCAAGAAAACATTGATTCCAAACGATTTTCCACTACCCCTACCTCCTGTAACAACAAAATACCTACTCTCATTCTTGAAAATAGGTATGTATTTCTCGTGTATGTCTATCTTACTCATCTTTTGGTGTTACGTCTATAATCTTCTCCTTAATCTTCTTACCTTCAACACTATCTCCAAAGAAATTGATCACAGGTGCTTGAACTTTGTTGCTAACAGTCTCTTTATCGTCTCCATAAGCAAAATCCATAAGTAATTTCATATGATTATAGCTACCTTCTTCTGCTTTTTTAGCTAAACTCTCAAAAGCGTTTACTTCGCTCCCAAATACGTTCTTAATAGCTTTTTTAGCATATTGCTTCTTCCTATTCTTCTTAGCAGTATTCATTGCAGGTTTGTTAGACCTCTCTTTATCTGGTACAGGTAGCTTGGGAATAGATTTCTTTCTACTATTCCCTTTTCTACCATCTGTTGGCTTAATCTCTTGTGAATTACTCATATTATGATAACTAATGTGTTGTTATTTTGTTTTTTACAAGTCATCTAAACACCAAATAGGTGTCATATCTCCTACCCAAGCAGAACTAACGTTAAGCTCAAAATATTCTAAAGCATCTTCTTCTGACATACCATCTGACATAAGAATATCTATACATAAACTTTTAGAATATATTAATCTCATACTTTGGTTATCTAATCCAATTATAGCATTATCAAAGCCATCTGCTTTTAATAAGTCTTCTTCGTCAATAAAATCTAATATCTTATCTAACATATTTTTTAGCTATAGTAGTAATAGTTGTCTTGCTGACCTCTTTCTGCATCATAATAGTTTTTAGTAATTTGTATCTCGTATTCCAATAGACCTGATAAGTAACCACATAGAAAGGTAACATCTGCATCAGACAAGTCATAAAAATCTTCTCCTTCTAATATCTGTATCCTTAACACTTCATTGATGTCAAGGAATAAGTCTATTGTAAAATCTTCTCCTTCGTAATAGATAGAAACCTCATTTGGGAGTGGGTTCGATGAAAACCCTTCTGTTGAATATTGTGGTCTTATTGATAATATCTTATCCCTTAGTTGATCTTTCATAATTATAATCTTGTATAAGTTTCTTTAACAAATTCTTTAAACTCTTCTCTTCCTTGAATGTTTTTATCTTCTTGATTTGATAATGCTCTAAACAGTCTTGATCTTAATTTAAAGAAATCAATCTCTTTCTTTTCGTTTATTCTTCCAAATGCCCACATAGACAAACCTGTTAAAGCAAAAGATGCCTTTTTAAAATCCTTCTTTAAATCATAACACAAACTTGCAAGTTTATCACTAAACTCCCTGTTCTTAAACTCAAGATTACCTTCTCTGAATGAAGATTTAGAAACAGAATATAAGTCTACTAAAAATCCACAAGGTAAACCATCATAAATTTCATTGTATAAATTATATAAATAAGCGTAATTGCTAAAATATATCTCATTACTTCTTCCATACTTATACCAAGCATCTAAATAGTTTTCATCATTCCAAGATTTCTGTGTATTGTTTAGTTTAGAAATATCTTCAATCACTTCTTTCTTATTCATATACTTCTTTGTGATAGCATTTACTTTATTTATAGCACTTCCATTTGGTAAATTAACAATAGCTTTACATAAGTGTTGACCATCAATAATTACATACTTTCTTTTATCAAAAGCAGATACATCCCCAATAACAGGGTATCTTAATATTCCACAATCAACAATACTTTTGATCATTTTTTGTACGTGCTTCCTACTTAAATCTCTATTAAATTCTAATAGATTTTTTGGTTGTAATAAGTCTTTTAGTTCTGTTTTTTTAAACTCTTTAATCATTTTGTTTTGGTTTTAATTATTAATATTATTTTGTTATGAAGCAAACCTACAATACTTTTTTAGATTAACAATACTTTTTAACAAATTTTAACATTTCTTTAACATTTACCTATCTACCCTGTCTTTACTTCTCAACAGTTCTATCTCTCTATTTAAGTAGTCTTGAGCCTTAATTAAGTCAAGCAATTCATCGTGTTTCTTACCTGCTCTTGCAATATACTTAATTATATTTCCTCTACAGAAGTTCAATTCGTAATCTCTTATAACATCTATGATGTCGTAATCTTTTCCGTTCTCGTAATGTGGCTGTGTACCTCTCATAATTAATTCTCTTTGATTGTAACTATTATTTTTATTACTATTATTATAAGTACTATAATTAATATTCCCATAATTGATATAATTTATTTATTAAAAACAATAGCCTTCCAAAGAAGACTCTCCTTGTATGATTTGACATTCATCTTTATTCTTCCAATTCCAAGATTTAACTCTTAAACTAACAATCTCTCTTACCTCATCCCTTCTATCTTGTGGAACGCTATCTATAAGAATGTCTAAAGCATCTTTATTTTTATTTGATATACTTGTGTGTAGATTCTGTTTAATGTCTATAATAGCCTTCTTTTGAGTTTGCTCTATTGACAAAAACTCTTCTGCTCTATCATTAAAGTAAACATTATACCTGTTTCTAAATACTGCATAAGACTTGTAGTAGATACCTATCTTATGTAAAGCGTGAGTGATAGATGATCGACCCTTGTTAACCCCTCTTAACTCAAACCATTCTGAGATCATCCTATCATTCATAAAGTTTAAATCCTTTAAAATCTTATAGAAAAGTGTTCTTGTGATCATTATATTTGTCTCTCTTGAATCGCTATTTAACTGTATTCCTGTTAACTCTTCAAAGTCTTTTGCTAATTCGTCTGCATTATCTTTATTGTATCCTAACATATTGTTTGTTTTAATCTAAATTATTGTTTTCTTTTATATTATCTATCTCTACCATAACCTTAGTGAAAGTATTCATATGATGCCAATCTAAGGCTTTCTTTATACCAGCACAAGCTAAGTAGTACTCTTGTTCTTCGTAATGCTCTAAAACCTCTTCTAAGACGTATTTAGGGCAACCTTCTTGTATTTCAATTATAGCATTTGTAAAGTACAATTCTATGATGTCTTTATCTTCATCGCTTAATGTTCTCATAACAATCGGTTTTAAGTGTTAGTAGTGATTTAGCTTCGTTAAACATAGACTTAGCCTCGTCTCCATATATCTCCTTGTACAATCTATAGGTTCTACTAACTAATGAATATTCGCTATTAGCCTCTTGAAATAACTTCTTAGTATAAGACTTTCCATAACCTTTACAGTAGTTGATATTATCAGCAGTATCACCGATTATCATTTGAGAATAAAAGTTATTCAATGCTTCCTCTTTACTGATCTTAACTAACTCTCTACTCTTGTAGTTGTAGTTATAAAACCAACAAGGGAATTGCTTATAGTCTTTGTCTAATGACATTATTATTACAGAGTCTACACCATTCTTTTCAACCTCTTCTGCCCATAGTGTAGCTACAACATCATCTGTCTCAACACCATCACCATAAACAGAATCATATGCAAGTTTAACCATATCGTGAAGTAGAGGTAGTATCTCTGGTCTCTTCTGCGTTCTATTTAGTTTGTATGTAGGGGATATATCCTTTCTAAAGTTATTCTTAGAACCATTACAAAAGATAATCTCGTCAATCTCTACTAATTCCTCTAAGAAAGAAATTAACTTATCAAATCTATTCTCAAACTTATCGAAAGCTACATTGACATCAGTCTCAAATATATCATCTGGAGATTGTCTGTCATCCTTTCTCTTAAAGCAAGAGGCATATATTAAACTGTCTGCATCAAATATTACTTTCATAATTAACCTTCTTTACATAAGTTTATAACCCTAACTTTAGATGTCTTAGCTTCGCATCTTCTATTCTCTTCTATCCATCCTGTTATTGGATTTATTTTGTAGTTCCAGAATTCTTTTAATTTGTAGTTTTTATTTTGCCTCATAATATGTTTGTTTTAATTTAAAGCAAATCTACAAAACTATTTATAAACTTCCAAGTACTTTTTTAATTTATTTACAATTCCTATAATACAAGGAATACAACTTGTGTATTTTTGATTAGTATTAAAAATGTTATTATGAATAGATACTAACCTTGTTCTTTGCTCAGAAGTAGTTTTATTAGGATTACTACTGAAAAAATCACTTAGGTAAGCATAATCATCTTCTGAGATACAGTTTATCTTTTTGTAGCTAAACAACTTATTTAACTGAACTTGTCTCTCATCACAACCACAGTCCTCACCAGCTATAAACTTAACTAACTTGTCTACTCCTGTAGCCTTAGTGATCTTAGCTACTGTATCACCTACACCTTTTGATTGTGTTTCTACATTCTGCTTTAACTTATTATAGTCTTCACTTCTCTTTGATGCTTTCCATTCTTTGTACTCTCTGTAATCTTTAGACCTTTTGTCTATAGTTTCGTAGTACCCTTGTTTCTCTAATTCTAAATAATAATTATCTGGTCTCATATCTTGTCAAAATCTTGGTTAAAGTAATCTAATAAATCCTCTGATAAATGTTCTTTCAATATAGCTTTATGGTTTAGTATGGAATTGTGTATTGATGTCAACCCTATGTTAGCACCTTTAGATATCGCTCTTAATGATAAGCCTTGTATAAAGTAAAGTTCAAACAACCTTTTATCATAAACACTCCACTCTGATATTATCTCTCTTACTTGAGTCATTATATTACTGAAAGCATCATCCTCTTCCATATTATACTCTGACTGAACAACTTCATCGTTTTCTAATATCCTATAAAAGATACTACCCATTTCTTTCTTTAGATGAGAATAATATAAGTTTCTTAACGTCTTCCATATAAAATACCTATTTATATCTCCCTTGTACATTATTCTCTCAGGATTTTTAACAAGTCTATGAACTCTTAAATACATATCTTGAACTAAGTCTTTAGCGAGAGTTATATCGCATCCTAAGTTTACAAGCATCTTAATCCATAACTCTTGATGAACTGCTATTTTTTCTAACATTAAATCTCTTTTATATTTATTTCTACTCTTGGGTTCTCTCTATCTAATTCTGTTGGCAATATAGTCTCTGTCTTTACATAATCATCATTATCATCTTCCCAACAACCATACTCGGTTATAGAGTCTAATAAGAACTTACTTACTACACTAATCACATTCATCTTGTCTAAGCGTCTTTTAGAGCCTTTATAGACCTTATAAGTTACCTCGACAGGTGTTTGTATAGATAAGCCTTCTAACTGCTCTCTAAGAGCCTCTGAATAGGCTTTCTTAGCATCATTACTTATTCTATGATGTAAGTTCCTATATGTATTCATATTCAAAGCAATCCTCTTGTCTTTGACAGTCTTTCTTGGTAGTGTTACAAATAAAGGGGATATTATCTTATGAGTCATACTTTATATGTTTAGCCATTGATTCAGGTAACTCATAAGAATACTTATCTATTTTACCGTTATCATTAAAATCTGTAGTCTTAGGGCATTTAAAGGCTTTTACAGGTGTTTTAACGATAGATGATATGTTCTTTGATATGTTGAATACCCAAACACCTTTTTCGTCTGTTACAACGTATAAAAACGTCTTTCCCTTTATTTGTGCTTCCTGATAATTTCTATACATCTTCATAGCTTCAATAATTTTATCAGAATAATACTTTCTTCTATTCTTTATTTCAACTATGTAATTAACGTCAAAAGCATCGTAACAACTATAAGTGTCCGATGCTAATGAAAGATTCATACCTTTTATATTATTTAATAAATCTATAGTAGATTGCTCTGTCATTACAAGTCCATCTTTACATTAAAAGCAATCCTACCACCTAATACAATACCTAAGCCAATAGCCTCCTTCTTACCTCCTTGCATATATCCCATAGCATAAGACTTACTATCTATACCACAACCTACTGCCATACCAAAGATAGCTCTTGTCTTTCCAAACATCCATTCACAATAAAAGTCTGTATGGTAATGACCAGATACAGTAGAGACCATATCTCTCTTTGCAGCCATCTTAGGCTTACCACTTTTATCTCCGTGAACATACCTAACACCATCGTAATAAACCTCTGTTACAAAGTTCCAATTAGGTGTCTCTAATACCTCAGAGAATTCCTTAATCCATTTACTTGGAATATCAGATGATTGTGCTTTACGGATAATGATCCTGTCGTGATTACCTAAAGTAACATCTGCATCAGGAAATGCTTTATACCATTTAGCTAATTTCTTTACTGCTTGTTCTAACTCAAACTTACCACCTAAACCATCTGCTGATGATTCGTGATAACTTGAGTAATGATTGTCAATAACATCTCCAATAAAAATAACCTTGTTACAGTTGTGTATAGCATACTGTTCCTTACAAAAATCTAAATAACCATCTAAGCAAAATGGTTCGTGCAAGTCTCCTATAACAAGAACTCTGTTCTCTACTTTAGTTAGGTTCTGATAAGCCTTTAATATCTTACCTTTTAATCTTGGTCTAAAATCTTTCATAATTATATCTTATGTTGTAAATATAATGCTTATTGCATAGTTTTTATTGTAGAGTTATCAACATACTTATTAGAAAGTAAGTATTTCGTCAGCACTAATTATCTTAGGTAATCCGTTTTCATTTAACATAAAATCAAATGATTCAAATGGTGTATTCCTACTTCTCTTACAGGATACTGTTATGCAACCAAACTTGTTCTCATCTTTTTCTAATTGTATTTGTGTTTCTGCTTTCTTTTCCAAGAAACTGCCTAAGTGTCCTGTTGGCTTATCTGAACCAAAGTTGCTATGGATTACAGTTACAATATGGCAATCATAAACAGTTGACCAAGCCATTATCTTTTGTACAATTAGATTAGACTCTTCTAAGTTATTTGCATCACTTACTAAATCAGCAATTCCATCAATCACAATTAAACCTATGTCTTTACCTTCTTCCCTCATACAGTCTAAATAATACTGTATAAAATCTATCCTATCCTTGTAACCTATTTTTCTTAAAGCAAATGTGTGATAGAAATCTAAGTTTAATCCCTTGTTCATCCATTCCACCCTTTTAAATACTCTTTGCGAGTGCCAGTCTCCTTGCTCTGTATCAAAGTGTACAAAGTGTTTTTTACCTCTAAAAGAACCCATACCTTTAGTAAACTCTCCAGCAGGATTACAGTATGCTGAACCTAATAAGCTAACAAAGAATGTCTTCATTGATTTTGGAGGTGCTTGTATAAAGCTAAAGTTACCATAAGTTCCAATAGGAATAGGAAATTCTTTAACACTACCATCCTTAGTAACTACTTCTTTATTCTTAAAGCTAATTGCTACAGGTGGATGTTCAATCTTTTTATTTATATCTATAGCACATTCCTCCTCTATAGATTGCATATACATTATGTGATCGTTCTGTTCTTGTAATTCTTGTTCTGTCATTTGTTTTTCTTTTGTTTATTAATATACTTTAGTGCCTTAATCATTTGAATAGTAATAAGTATATTACCTACTAAAGACAATAATACTGTAGTTACCGATACTGCTATAATTAATTCTTGCATTATGTTATTTGTTTTATTAATAAAAAAAGGGAGGCTTTTAAACCTCCCCTTATCTAATTTAGAAAGGTAAATCGTTAGTTGCTAACTCTTCTGTTGGCACACCAATATCTGTTGCTGGTGCATTAGCTCCTGATTTAAACACTTTCCAAGCCGAAAGACTCACATAGTACTTACCATTGTACTCATTACCTCTAACATTGAAATCTACATCTACTGATGCTCCTACTTTGTTGTACTTAATAAAGTCATCTACCTTATCTTGTACGATCTCAAACTTAACATCTTGAGGGTACTTCTCATCATTTGTTGTAATAACAAATTCTACTTTCTGAAATCCAGAGTCAAATACTTGTTTCTCTCCGATTAATTTAATTGTTCCTGTTAATTGTAAACTCATAATTCTAATTTTAATTTAATTGTTAATATTTATAATCCTACTTCTATTCCGTTATCTATGGTCTCTATAATGTGTCTAAACACACTTCTCTCTTGTTCACCTGTTACATCTACTCCGTTTAAGATAAGTCTGTAATGGTCTTCATTCTCTGTTGGCTTTAACTCTATACTATTCATATTATTTAATTAAGATTTCTTTAACTTGTTTTGACATAGTGTATCTTGCTTCTACTGCATCCATAGAACCTCCATCCTTTAAGTATTTCTTTACTTTATCAAACTCACTACTTGTTTGCGTTAATGTAGTTTTAGAGTTCTTAGAGTGATTATTTGTAGCATCACTATCTTTAGTATCATCTATCAATAATAAGTTCCCTAAAGCGTATTTCTTAGCGTAAGAAGATGCAGCTCCTGTTCTCTGTGGCATTTGCATACCTTTAGCTTGAAAGTCTATAATAGCTTGTGCAGTAGAAGATACTGAACTCTCTCTATCTATCGACTCAATGTCTATGATCTTAGCTTCTGAATCTACATAAATGTACTCTCCTACTTGAACTAACTTATCATTAATCTTAAATAGTACTTTATACTTGTCTTCAAATGGTTTAACAGATTCTAAGATGTCTTCTGCTGAACGATACTTGTACTTTCCAAACGCATTTGTTTGTGCTTTAGAGACTTTTAACTCTAATTGAATCTTCTGTAATTTTTCTAAAATTGTCATAATTTACTCTGGTTTTAATAATTCGTTTTTAACTATTTGTTTGTACTCTTGTGGGCAATCTTTATCTGTTAGTTCAAAGATGTAGGTTTCATACTCACCTACCTTAGTCTCTAATTCAAATAATCTTTTCTGTAATGCAGTAATCTGTGCATTTTTAAAGTCTATTAAGTCTTTCATTGTTTTCTTATTTAGTGTTTATCAGTTTTTTGAAAATCGGACTTTAAAATCACAGGTTGACTCGCTGACTTCTGATAACAAGAATTATAAAGACTCTTTGTTTGAGTATAGGTTATTACTTGAAAAACAAGTACAATCAACCAAAAAAGATACATTATCCACTTCTTATCATTCCGATTTAAACAATTAAAAACGTTTGCCAACATTGTATATAATTTATGCTTAAATCTGTTCATATTTTAAAGTCTATTAAGTCTTTCATTATTTATTCGTTTATGTTTACGTTTAATCCTAAGTAGTTTCTTGTACCTTTTTCTGGTATCTTTACTTGATAGTTGATTTTTATATCAGTTATGTTACTATCTTGATCTAAGTGATATTCAATCTGTTTCTTTAACTTCTCCCAAGCAGAGTCGTTTATCGTTTTAGTACTATTACTTTGTTCCACCATTGCTTTATTTTAATTATTAATATTTTCATCTGTTTTAATTGCTCTATGCAAACATACAAATAATTATTTAATTAAAATGTTAAAGAAATGTTAAAGTTAAAAAAGAGAGGCTTTTACACCTCTCCATAATTAAAAAACAAAATGAAATAATTAAAACAAAACAAACTCTTGATCTTTTAAGTAGTTATCCGTATCGAAGTATATCCACTCATTAGAAACATTTATTCTTTCTATACCGTATTGAATAAGACCTCTAATTAGTTTAAGCCTTTTAGTCTTATTAATACATTTAAACTTTATGGATTTACCAACTCTATGACCACTATTAGACGGTATAGCTATCTTATCACCATAAGTCTTACTTACATATCCTCTCAATATAAAACCTGAGAGCCTTTCTTTTCTAAACACCTCATCCAATATAAAAACTGGTTCACTCTCCATAAAGTATTTACCACTACCTAACTTATCAGGACTATCAAACATACTCCATTTAAGTACTGCTAAACCTTCACAATCCATTTCCTCAGTATAGGTATCTGTATATTCTACCTTGTGTAAAGAGAAACTTTCTTTCTTGCGTTTATGTACCTTTCTCAAAGACATATGTAAAGATAATTTTATTATACTTAATAAACAAACTTTTGTTAATAAATGTGTGTTTTTTTTATTGAATAGGGATCAGATGTCTTATATTTATTTTTATACTTATTTGTATTATTTTTAAATATAATATTAATTATTATTATTTTTTTATAATTATTTTTATAATAGTGAAGTATTAATAAATTACAAAGTTATATATTTTTTTTTAAATAACCTAATTATTTTACATATTTATCTACAATCTTTCTTGCAAAACTTCTGAAACCTAATACATCTATGACAATAGCACCTAAAACATATTTGTACCAAGTTGGTAATTGATTGAGGTTTTCGTAAGATACTCTTATATCTTCTGATAGGTTAGTGTAGTTGTTTTCTTTAAAAGCTATAATGAAAGGTGTAATAGTAGCTATGAATACAGGTATTAAAAACAAGTATGTTATAACCTCATCTTTAAATGTATTATTCTTTTGTTGTGCAGTAATTAGATCAATCTGGTTATCACTATCCGTATTAGATAGTATT